ACTATGCGGAGGGTGTACTAAGCAACAGGAACACACTCGAGAAGCTGCTTGAGGCAGAGCCTACGATGAAGGATAAGATCCTTTCGTTCTTCAAGGGCGCGGCGACGGACTACGCGGACGTTCCGAAGCTGTTGAGAGCGGCAAAACGGTATTACAATACTTATAAAAAGCTGTTTGACGAGTTCAGCACGATAAATCAGCAGAATAACGCGATGGAACCACTTAATAACAAATATGGTTCTTACGATAACAAAAACGACGTTTCTGATAACGTAAGAACCACAAATGATGAAAAAGCGCAGGTTAGCGATAGGCAGTATGCGGTTGGAGCTGAAAACAAAGTGCGAATAACATCAGAAATGTCAGATAGTGAACGTGCCGATGTTCTACGCAATAGAACACTTACAGTACCTATATACCGAGGTCAAGCGGATAGCGTTATCGAGGAAATAAAACGCAACTACGAGAACGAAAAGAAAAAGTTCGGTAAAAAGGCTGTTGTCGAAATAGCTGAGAAACTTGGAATTGTAGGTGAAAGTATCGATTTTGATGATATCGATGTTCAAATTGAACTTTCGAAATCGAATCTAAAGGAAAGTGTAGTAAAAGAGGCTGATCCTGCTCAGGTCGCGAAACTGTTGCCCATTCTTAGTCAAACTGCAAAAGATGCTGTGCATGTTGAAAGGCATAATAACAGATATTATTACGATACAGATACAGAATATGTTGACAATTTAATGGGAGCATATGTTGATGGTGATAGTTTGGTTCCTATTAGATTCGGCTTAAAATACAGTAAGATGGGTAGAACAACACTATACGTTTTGGTTGATCAGAACAAGATAGCTCTTGATAAACTCGGTAAAATAAAAAATGACCGAGGTCTTCAAGACGCCACGGCTGATAAATCAGCGGTAAACAGTCTCCCTCGCTCGGTCACTTATAGTATACCACAAATTTTATCATTTGTCAATAGTAAAGATTTGTTAAGGTATATCCCGGATGATTTACTTAATTCAGAGCAGATAAGTGTGAAGCGCGAAGCTGTTGCAGAAACGCAGGAATATACAAACAGAAAAAATGATGAAAAGTACGCTAAATTTGTCAGAGAAGGAAAAGAACGAGCAGCAAAACAGATGTTGTCTGCTAAAGCAAAATCGGAAGGATATTCAAGCGATTTAAGTTATCAAGGTTCTCTTGCATTTAATGGTGCAGCACCATCTTCGAATGCTTACTTCTCGACAAAAGAGGAAAGAATCGAGGCTTTTGAAAGAGGAGATTTCGAAGGAGATTATTCTTTTGGTGATTTTGTTGATAATGGCTTAGATGGTAACGATCTAGAATGGCAGTTGAATAATCCAATAGCAGCTTCTGGCAGAGATAGAGCAACGCTCGCTTCTCTGCGTAATTTAAGCAATGTAATCAGGCAAGGAAAACGTACGATTAAGATGTATCGTGCTGTTGACTCCAAAATTAATGAAAATTCCTTTAGAAATGGAGACTGGGTAACACCGAGCAGAGAATATGCGGAAAGGCATATTGGTCTTCAAGACTGGGAAAGCGGAAGAATAATAGAGCAAGAAGTTCCTATTGATGATATTTGGTGGAACGGAGACGATATTAACGAGTGGGGTTACGACAACGGTGATACAAGCGAACTTTACAGAAACACAGAAAACAATGTAAAGACGAGCGAAATAACATACGATGATGAAGGTAAGTTGATACCTATATCGAAAAGATATGATTCAAGGAATCCAGACAAACGCTACGCCCTCAATCTCGACACAGAGGAGAGCTCGGCGCGCAGAGCAAAGGCGGCCGAGCAGTTCGGGACGACCTCGGACTATAATATGGCGGGATTCGTGCTTGCCGACGGAAGAATGCTGAAGCTCAGCCAATACGGTCAGACGGGAGTCCAGCATAAGAGGATTGAGTCCGTATACGACGACGTCAAGGGCGACGCGGCGATCAACCGCTTTATTCAGGAGGGCAACGTGCGAGTTAAGGCGTCTGCACCGGGAATCGAGATCGGAACGGAGCGCGCCGTGACCACGCGACAGCTTAACGCTATCTCAAGATTTATTTCAAGCAGTCTGAGAAGCCGCGGCAGATTCTTCCTTGATATCACCGATCCCGACGGAAAAGAGGTCGCGTCTGTCGAGTACGATGACAACTCCGCCACCGAAGACGTAATGTTCGATATAAAGGATTATTACCAGCGCGGGGCCTTACCGTCTCCCACGGTTAGATACGCCCTCAATTTTAACGATGATGACGGCGCGGTTAAGAACAAGGTCTCTTATGCCGAGCCCGACAAGGTAACAATGTCGAAGGGTGCTTTGCAAAAGAAGAACGCCGATTACAAGAGCGACAAAACGTATTCCAGAAAGGACGTTGCCGCATCACTTGAAGAGATCGAGCTTTTCAAATCCCTTCCGTCCGCAATAAGGAACGACTATATCAACTCCGTTTGGAACGGTCTTAATTCTCAATTCAGCGGAAGTAAGCGCGAAGCGTTTATTGACGTTAAAAGTAAGCAGCTGTATCAGACATTCTTGAACGAAACACATCTGCTTGACAATCTCGACAGAACCGAGACCGATAAGATCTCGGATAATATCGTTCTTGCGCTCCGCAAGCTTCTCGACAAGGGCGCGCCGTCCGCAAGAGCGAAGCTTGAGGCTGAGTTTAATACGTCCGACGCGGGATTCTGGAAGAAGCAATACAACGAAGCTACCGAGAGAAACCGTGTGATCGGCCAGCTTATGAGCAAAGCTCAGCAAATGAAGGATCTTAAGCTCGGTACCTTCGACAACGTTACGCAGCACCATAGCGAGATCTTCAAGAACTCCATCGAGGAGCTCTCGCGTATACAGTGGAGAGGAAATCTGAGCGTAACGGCAACACGCAAGGTTCTTGATGATCTTAAAAAGTGGTATACGTCGAAGGACGTTAAAGAAGGACTCCTTGCATATACCAACGAGCTGAGTCCCGGAATTTACGTCAGCGGCGTTGCGGATACGCTTGAGGCTCTTACCGAGAACCAAGGCGGATTTACCGTTGACGAGCTTAAAATGCTTCTTGACGTTATGTCCTACTTCACGAACTTCGTCGAGAACTGGGGCAAGGTGTTCCGCGCCGGCAAATGGGTGGAAGCAAAGCCCGAGGCACAGCGTTATATAGATACTCTTCACGCCAATGAAAAGATCAAGGGCGGTATGACTCTTAAATTTTCGGGAACCGCGTATACGCAGATGTTCGGCGATCCTATGACGGTCGCGCGACGTATGGATATGTATGAGAGCGGATTTTATACCGAGATAATGACGGAGCTTCGAAACGCGGCTGTCGACGCGCAGGTAGCGGAAATGGAGCTTCGCAAGTCTTACGACGAGTTCCTCGATAAAAACAAAAAGTACGTGGAAAAGGCATCCTCCGAAACAGTTCAGTATCTCGGAGCGGATATTCCCAGAATTCAGCTGATAGGTCTTTATATGACTATGAAGCGCCGACATTCCTGGGCAGGTCTTGCCGAGAACGGATTCACGTTTACCGACGTCAAGGGCAACAAGGTGCGTGTAAACGGCTCTATGGGCCCCGGTGATACAAGAATAACCGACGCAGAGCTTACCGAGCATATGAAGAAACGTGTCGCGGCTGTCGAGGCTCTCCTTACAGACACGGACAAGCAATATATCGCTATACTTGAGCAGGCTTTCAACGTCGAGGCACGTAAGCTCAAGGCTGACCGCGATATGCAAAGGCTCGGATTTACCAACGCGACGAATGATTATTATTACCCCATCCGCCGCGCCAACACCGCAAAGAACGTTGACACCTCGGTTACGAGCGAGCTTGACCGCGTAAGCAATTCCTCATTCAATAAGGATACCGTAAAGGGTGCGAAGCAAGAGCTCTTTATCGAATCCGCTGACTCGGTATTCAACCGTCATATTCACGCGGTCTGTCAATACGCGTATCTTTCCCCCGCGGTCGAGGCGTATAACGTCCTATACAATATGGACGTGTCGGGAAATTCAAACAAGCCGATCAGCATAAGGACCGAGAGCGCTAACGCGTGGGCTAAAGGCAACGATTATTTTACCAAGCTTATCTCCGACATTCAGGGTATTCCTGCCGCATCCGGAGAGGGAATGAAAACGCTTGCCTCCATTCGCGGCGGATACGCGAAATACCAGCTCGGCGCGAATCCGAAGGTATGGCTCACGCAGCTATCCTCTATCTTTGCCTCCTCAAGCCTGCTCGATGCCGCCAGCATTACTCGCGGAATGACGGTCTCCTCAAAGGGGATCGACGAATACTGTTCCCTCGCGAAGCTCCGTAATTACGATAACACTGCTGCCATGGCGCAGGGCGTGCTTGACAGCAAAGCAAAAAGAGCCGTTAACGCCGTCGGCAAATTCAGCGACGTTCTGATGGCTCCTATCGGCAAAATGGACCGCTTCGTGGTTGGCCGCATTTTCGGCGCTTGTCAGGTACAGGTCGAAAAGAACGGAGGCGCGAAGGTCGGCACCGAGGCAAATAAGATAGAAGCCGGTAAGCTTCTCCGTCAAGTTATCCTTGAAACGCAGCAGAACTCAATCGCGACGGAACGCTCGGCGGCTATGCGCTCCGGTAACGAAATAATGCGTACGCTCACGATGTTCAGCGCCGACAGTATGAAGGTTATCGGACGCGTCATTGACGGCTACGGAGAGGTTTCGGCTCTTCACGCAAAGATAAAGGCAACGACGGACGCTGACACTACCGCTACACTGAAAAAGCAGCTCAAGGCAGCTCATCGTAAGGAAAGAAAAGCGATCGGCGCGCTGATTATGTCCGCCGCGTTTATGGCGGGGATCGCTCAACTGTTCAGGCACATCTACGACAAAGAGCAAAAAGAAGACGAGAGCGTTGCCGAAACGATGCTCGCCGATTTTGGTGGGAATCTTATCGGAGGCTTGCCTCTCATAAGAGATCTCTACTCAAGAGTGATCGACGGATACGAGGTGGATAACTACGCGTATTCCGTTGTTAACGATCTTCTCGACAGCTCTATAAGTCTTTTTGACGCCTCAAAAAACATAATCTCCGGAGAAGGAAGTGCGGAGGAGCGCAACCGAGCTTGGCGAAATCTCTCATATTCCGCAGGACAGATCCTTGGCGTTCCGACACGTAACGTATATAACGTGCTTTACGGTCTGACAAAGCGCTTCAGCCCCGAGACGGCGTACGTTATTGACAGCGCCTTCTATAAAAAGAATTATCAGAACGACCTCTACCGCGCGATCGAGAAGGGCGATGACGAAATGGCGACGTATATTTTAGGTCTTCTCACGGGCGAACGAATGAACGAGGATATGGACGCAACCGTATTTAACGAGATCCTGAATCTTTCTAAGAGCGGTCAAAAGGTTCTGCCGCGAAGCGTTCCCACGTCGATCACTATTGACAACACCGAGTATATGCTCTCCGACACCGAGCAGGCTCAGATCAAGTCTATCTATGCCGGCGCGGAGAAAGCCCTTAAAACGCTATTCTCGAAGCCTAAATACAATTCACTTTCCGACGAGCAGAAAGCGGCGGCGATCGATTACGTTTACGACATCTATTATCAAAAGGCACTCGCCGACACATTCGGCGACGACCGCAACGCAAAGAGCTTCCTTATATCGGATCTTGTCGGCGCAGAGAATCTTGCGCTGCTGTCGATAAGCACGAAGGGCATTGAGAGCGACGTCGACCGTGACGGCAACGTTATCAGCGGAAGCAAGCGCCAAAAGGTCGTGGCCGCGATAAACTCGCTCAATATCTCTATCGATAAAAAGCTTCTGCTTATCTGCGCGAAGGGATACAGCCTTAAGGACAACGATATTCGAGGCGTGAAAGCCGGCGCGGCGAAGAAGCGACTGCTCCGATATATTCTTAGCCTCAGCGGGAAAACGAAAGCCGAAAAGGCGGCTCTTGCCGAAATGTGCGGATTCGAGGTAAAAAACGGCAAAATAATCACAAAAAACGCTTTTAATTAAAATAAATTGCGACCAAAAGCCACTTAGTTTGTGTTATTATAATCACAGGTGAAAAAAGGAGGGATGCCGATGTTTACCATAACCCCCGCAAAAGAATCAGAGATCACAAAGCTCGTTTGTCCTCACTGTCACGAGAGGGTCCAGAGAATAGGCATCAAAAAAGGTTCGAGAGTTGAAGGTCTTACCTTCAAGTGCCGCCGATGCGGTCTTCTCTGGGAAGTGAAAACTGAATAAAACACCAGCGCCAAAGTCCATTGAGACAGAGCCACATTTACCGACAAGCTCGGTATCTGTGGCTCTTTTTCATTCAAAATTCTTAAAAAGGAGGAGCACGCAATGTCAAAGAACAACAATTTTGCGACCAACCAGGGTGGCGTTATAAGAGCGCCCAAGCCCGTCAAGGATTCGCCCAAAGCAACCGTGGTCAAGGGCAGCGACCTTCGCAACGGTACAAAGAAATAACAAAGTAATTCACACCAAAAAGTAACAGGAGGAAAAACGAACTATGGATAACAATGAAACCATACTTGACGAAGAGCTCGACACCGCGGCGGAAGAGGACACCGACGACGTCGATACCGACGAAAACGACGGATCGGAAACTAACGACGAGCGTGACGACGAGTTTGAGTATGATGAGGACGGGAATATCATCATCCCCGAGGTAGTCTTTGACGACGAGACCGAGGAGGACGGTGAGGAATCCGTCGAAGAACAGGGTGAACCCAAAAAAACCGAGGAGAGCGAGGAATCCGAGGGAAAAGAGGAAGTAGCAGAGCCTGTCGACCCCAAGCCCGATGAAAAAGACACGAGAATTTCGCAGCTTGAGGCTGAGCTTTCAAGGCTTAAAGCCCAAGGCAAGGAAACTCTTTCTAAGCTGGGAGTCAAAGACAAAGACGTTATGGAAGGTCTTGTATCACTTGCTGCCGAGGCAGACGGGACTACTCCCGAAGAGTATCTCAAAAAGAAAGCCGTCGAGGAGAGGGACGCAAAAGCGCGAGCTCTTTTGCAGCAGACGGAGTTCGAGAAGAAAGCACGCGCCGATCTTGCAGAGCTTCACGCCGCGTATCCCGAAACCAAGCAGTACACGGATATAAGAAAGCTTCCGAGTGACATCTTGCAGAAGTTCGGACGCTTCCGCGATGCCGGACTTAACGCCAAAGAGGCGTATGCCGCCGCAAATCCCGACGGCATCAGAAATACAGTCGCGACGGCTGTTAAAAAGCAGTCACTGCGCGATTCGAAAAGTCATCTCCATACGACCGTTCCGAAGGGCTCGAAGGACAGTTCTGTCGTTATGCCCAAATCGGAGCTTAAGGAATGGAGAGACCTTTTCCCCGACAAATCAGATAAGGAAATAATGGCCTTATACAAATCTACAGTAAATTAATAAGGAGAATCAAAAATGTTTAAGCTTTTGAAAATCGAAAACGGACGTATGAACGTCCCCTCGCCGGTATATCACGAGGCGACCGCCAATGAGGAAATACACATCGGTGAGGCTCTCGTGCTCACAGCCGGCAAACTCACAAAATGCGCCGCGACCAAAAAGCCCGAGTTCATAGCTATGGGACATGTCGGCGCGGCCGATACTAACCGCAAGGTAGCAGCTTGCCGCGTAGAATCCAATCAGGTGTATGAAGTTCCCGTCACTGCGGCGCCCACCTCTCTCAAGGTTGGCGACAAAGTAACTCTGCACACGGACGGGCTTCAGGTAACAGCAACCACATCAGACGGCGTTATTACGGTTGAGAGTCTCAACGGCGCCGCAGCCATCGGCGACAAGATCGTCGTCAGAATATAATCACGGAGGAATAAAAAATGTCTAATTTCCAGTATAGCGCAATGTCGGGCAAAAATGACCCGATGTTCGGTAAGTTTGAGCATCCTATAAAGGCGCTCATCGAAAACGAGTCCAATCTTTGCGAAAAGAATAAAACGATCCTTGACGTACTCTTTAACGTTGAGAAGTCCAACCGCTATTCCGAAACCATTATGGGCGAGTCCGACTTCGACACCTTTATGGCTAAGGAAGAAGGTCAGGAAGCGGAGAACGATTCCGTTGAGAAGACCTACGACAAGACGATCTCTCATATCGAGTTTGCAAAGGAATTCACGATCACACGTAAGATGGCTGACGATGCAAAATTCGGTATGGGTGCGAACATGAAGAACAAGCCCAAGAAATTCGTCAGAGCTTACTACAAGACAAGAGTCAAGCTTGCGGCGCAGGCTCTTATAAACGCTACGAAGGCAAACTTCGTTTTCAATAAGGGCAAAGTTGATCTCACCACCGGTGACAATCTTCCCCTTTTCCACAACAAGCATACATATTCCACCGACAAGATGAAGGGCAAGCTTCAGTCGAACTACTTCTACGGCGATATTTCCTCGGATGCGACAAAGTTCCAGAAGACCCTTGCGGTCCTTGCCAACAAGCTCCGCAACCTTAAGGATGAGAACGGCGAGATCATGGGATACACCGCCGACACTCTCATCATTCCCTGCAACCGTCCCGAGCTTGAAATGATGGCGAAGGCGGTCATTGGAACCGAGAGAACGACAGGCAGCGATTATAACGATATCAACACCCAGTACGGAAATTGGACACTTGTTGTCCTCGATTACTGGGAGTCCGACAAGGATGAGATAATGATCATGTCATCCGACGCGAATGAAAACCTTCTCGGAAACATGTTCTTCAACCGCGTTAAGCTCGATATCACAAACGGCATCGATCCTCACACCAGAAACTTCTTCTGGAACGGTTACTGCCGCATGGGCGTCGGCTTCGGCACCTGGAAGCATATGCTCCGCGCGGTAAATTCGACACAGGCAATTACAAACGCAGACTCGCTCGCGTAAGGATCGCGGCGGTCTGACAGGAGGTCGAAATGCGAGTATCTGAGTTATACAAGCAGGTCGCTCAGCTCGGATTTGAGGACTCTCTTGAGGACGACAACAGATTCTACTACGCGGCAAACAGAGCCTTATTGCAGGTCAGTTCTATAAGACCTGCAATAAGCTCTTATATAATAAACCATAAGCCGATGGTCAATCTGTTGAAGGTCAATACCTTTTCACCCATAGAGAGGTCGGAGGATCTTTGTTTTGAGGCTCCCGATGCGAAAGCCTATTTCTTTGAGGCGGACGGCAACGGAACGCTTTACGTTGAAATGCAGGACGAAACGACCGGAGCGTGGGTCATTATCGGAGCGCAGGAGTTCTCGTCCCCGCGCAGGTTCGTTTCCTATAAGGGCTTTATTAAAAAGGACGGCTTTTTTGTCAAAGGACTGTTCAGGCTCCGCTTTGTCGGAGAGTATCTGTACTCCGTCAAAAACGTGGCTATGTATCAGCATATCTACTCGTCATCCGTTGACGATATCCCAGATCATGAGCCATATACTCGATACGATATAAGACGTCTTGCTCCGGATTTTCTTTCTCTTGAGTCTCCTCCGATATCGGAAGATGACAGCTATAAAAGACTGAATCAAAGCTATGACGTAGAGGGCGGATGCGTTATTCTTCTTCCATACTCCGCCGAGGGCTGCTTCAAGGTTCTTTACCGCCGCAAGCCTAACGAGCTTATAATCGAGGGGCTTGCCGCGGAGGATGAGACCGTTATCGATCTTGACGAAGAGCTATGCACGCTTCTTCCAACCTTGATAGCTTCCTACGTATGGGTCGAGGACGAACCGGCAATGGCGGAGTATTATCTCTCACTTTACAGAGAAAGAGCCGCCGACGTTGAGCGAAGGATCAGAAACGCGGCTCCCGTTACAATAAGAAACTCGAACGGATGGTGACGCGCGATGGGATATCTTACGACAGGAAGCGTTTATAACGCATACTACGGTGATTTCAGAGGCGTTGATTTCTCAAGCGACCACACGCAGGTGCACAGACAGCGCCTCGCTTACTCGGTTAATATGTTCAAGGACTATCAATCGGGACAGGGTCAAGCCATTGAGACCGTGCCGGGGTTCAGACGAAGGCTCGCGCTCCCGAATGAGTCTTGCGTGTACGGAATACACCGTCTGCAAATAAGAGGAGAAAACGGTGCTGTTAAGACGAGAATTCTGATCCATGGCGGAAACAAGCTTTATCTTTGGCATAACTATCCCGACAGCATAAACGTCGATCAGACGGAAAATATAACGCTCCCAAAAGAGAGCTCCGAAATAAACGGAACCAAAACGTTCAAGATTATTTTGCGCGAAAACGTCGCAAGGGTTACTGACGTAACGAAATCGGACGGAGAGAGCATCATAATAAATATGGACTATTTCGACGCCGAAACACGCGAGCTCAGCATATCACGAAGCGATCTTGCGGAGGGGGACAGCCTCTATATTTCGTTCGTAGAGGGCGTAATTGACGAGGACAGCGCTTTGTTTGTCGGTATGAACACCCGACGAAGCGAGTCCTTTATTTTTAACAACCGTCTGTACTTGATAGACGGCAAGAATTACATTGTTTACGACGGCAACACCGTCAAACGAGTGGAGGACGTTGCATATATCCCCACGACATATATTAATATCATACCGAGCGGCGAAAATGCCGATATCGGTACGGAATATGAGCAGCGAAACATACTTCAACCAAAATTCAAGCACACGTTTATCGCGGACGGCTCGACAACGGAGTTCTATATGAACGAGAACGAGCTTGAGGAGATATCCGAGGTAAAGGTGTACGGAAAAATCGTAAACGATTGTGAATTTGACCTTAAAGCGGGTAAGATCACATTTGCGGAAGCCCCTAAAAAGCCGGAGGATGTCACGGACGGCTCCTATCCCGAGTTTTACGCAGGTGTCGAGATCACCGCAAAAAAGACGTTTACGAGCGTATCAGGAGTAACGGACGAATGCGCGGCTATAAGCACTCTCGTAACAGACTGCACGATAGCTACGGTGTTTGACAACCGTGTTTTTATGTCCGGAAACCCGAATTATCCAAACCACGTCTTCTATTGCGGACGAAATATCACGGGCTACGCAGACCCCACCTTCTTCGGAGTGTTGAATTATATGCAGGACGGTGTCGGGATCTCGCCCATAACCGGTATGATCCCTGTTGCCGACACTCTTATGATCCTCAAAAGCGACTCGGAGCAGGACGGATCTACTTACTTTCATGCTCCGCTTGAAACGGGAGAAGATCTTCAGCCTAAGATCTATCCGTCAACGCAGGGGCTGAGCGGGATCGGATGTATCGGAGCTTGCGTCAATTTCCTCGACGATCCTATATTTATATCCCGCCTTGGCGTTGAGGCTATCGGTCAGCTCTCCGTGAGATACGAGCGAGCCGTGGAGCACCGCTCAAGCCTCATCGACGCAAAGCTGACGAATCTTGATCTCAGCGGCGCGGTCCTTGAGGAATGGAACGGATATCTCGTACTGCTCGTGGACGGCAAGATCTTCCTTGCGGACAGCCGGCAGAAATACACTCACGATACGGGATGCATGCAATACGAATGGTATTATCTTGAGGGAATCGGAGTTTACAAGCACCAATATCCCGAATACCGTTACTCAAAGCAGATATATCCGGAGCTTAAAGATGCAAAGGTGCGATACTGCACTGTATGCCATAAAAGCGCCGCCGACTGCGATTGCGGAAATGTCGAGAATATCGTCGAGATCCCGCTGGGTCTCGCTGACAGCGTATACGACGCTGAATTGCGGGAAACAAAAAACCTACTCGGAGAGGTTGCTAACCCTCCGGATGAAAACGGAAATGTCTCAGAACCTGTTTTCAGTGACGTGGTTCCCTTTAATTTAGGAGGCTTTGACAATTACGTTAAGGTATACTTCACGGTACACGAGGTATACGACGCCATTTCCGGAGAATTTGTCAAGTACGAGGCGTATTTATGCGACGAGAGGGGCAATAAGACCGGCGGCGTCTTCAATAAAGCCACGGCGCTAAAAACAATGGACGGAAATTTGTTCTTCGGAACGGAAAACGGTGTTATATGCTCCTTCAACTTCGATATGAGAGACGATCAGGGAGAGATCGCGCCGAAATACTACCATTTTGATGAGAGAATTATCTTCAGCGGGTGCGCGACGAAAATGGACAACTGCGATGTCCCGCATCTGACGAAGAATACGGTCAAAAAATCCACCGTTATCAAAACAAAGACGTTACAGATGTCAGCAGCGAAGATAAAAGTAAGGACCAACAAAAAGCCTTACGATCAGATTGCACGAATAAACAGCACCATGTTTTCGTTTGATATGGCAGACTTCTCTGATTTTTCTTTTATAACCACAGAGCAAAGCCTTTTCAGTGTTAAGGAGAAAGAGAAAAAATGGGTCGAAAAGCAGTATTTCATATATTCCGACGAGTATATGAAGCCGTTCGCGCTGTTCTACCTCTCCTACCGATACAACATAGCCGGAAGGTATAAGGAGTAACAATGAAAAAAATCACAAAAATAACACAAAAGCAAATCGCCGCAGCGGGCGTACAGGCTCTTGCAAACAGACCTAACGCCGTAGCGCAGTATGGACTCAGCGGACTTTCGCCGCAAGAACTTAAGCTTCATTTTGATAAGCTCGCGACGATGATAGCGGAAAAGGTCAACGAGCTCGGCGACGTTCTCGCCTCCGATGATGCGGCGCAGTATATTCGCATCGCGCTGGATGATTACGAGGTCGGAAGTCTCTCGGAGCTTATAGAAGCAATGCAAAGCGGAGAATTCGCAGAAAAAATACTCTATGTGTTCCCATCAGCCAATTCGTTTATGGCGGTGCCTATACAGCAAGCAATATTTGGAATTGCGCAGGCTATTGCGGATAACGAGGAAGCTACAAATGATCTAAAAAACTACATTGAGGGAATGTACAAGCCTCAGCTCTACGCGCCGACCGCATTGGCGAGCATGGAAGAATCATACGACGAATATGATTCAATTCGTGTTTATGACGATGACCGCAACGGTTACCAAGATCTTAACGGCGAGCCTCACTACTTTACCCGAGGTTTTAACTTCTACGTTGACGGAGTGCTGAAGCGAAAATATCAAGTAGGACCGAATGATAGAAGGGATAAGTGGTTTTTATTAAGCGATATCGTCGACCCGGGAACAGAGGGCAAAGTTACCGTCACGGCATACGGCGGCTCCTTCGACTTGGAGTTCAGGGAGAGCCCGCACTCTGACAAGCTGGTATATTCCAATATCGTCAACTTTACTGTCAACGGAATCCCGTATGTTGCAGGTAAAAATATGACGTGGATTAGTTGGATATTTGAAAGCGGACTCTCTCCTGAAGGCTTTAGGACGAACGAAGGAGAATATGTGTACTTTAACGGTAACGTTGTGATTGATAATACCTTCACACGAGTAAGGGCAGAGAGTTTTATATATGACGGGCGAATATTCATATCCGCAGAAACCAAGAGATTTACTGTTGCTGATCTTCACAACATTACTTCTGCTGACGGTGGAGACTCTTTTGAGTATATAGAGGGAATGACGTGGGCAGATTGGAAAGCATCGGAATATAATGCTTTCTTATACCAAAACAGCAAATTTGAGTTTAAAGCATACGGTAATATGCTCGCTGCTGCCACCGATCTTAATATAGCTGTTGAAGGTATCGGCTACAAGAGCGGCGACCCCGTTGAGGATGGAGACCTCATAGAAGCAACGGAGTACGGATTCTACGAGTACGACTATTACGACCCGAGAACGAGCTTTACAGCTACGCTTGAAGCGGGAGCCACATCAAAAACTCTTTTTGAGGGAGAGGGTTACCGCAAGATAACACTTAACGGCATTGATGGCTTAACCGATGCCGTAAGCAGTATCGTAGTAAACGACAACGGCACGGTCACTGTCAACTATGAGACGGACACTGATATAGAGATTACCGTTCATTATATTGGATTCAAAAAACAGAACTAAAAACGAAGGAGAATAAATTATTATGGCAGAACTTATGAAGAAAACAAACGGAGGATGGAATCTTTATGATGACGAGGGAAACCTTGTACTTACGATAAAGGACAACGAGGCTTCCTCGGATGCTTTTGCACTGGTAACTCCTATAAAGGGGTTTTTGAATATTCGCTCCATTCTTGAGAATTTTGAGGACAGAATCTCACAGCTTGAAACCTGCCTGCGCGGAGATACGAAGATACTTATGGCGGACGGTTCCGAGAAACAACTCAAGGACGTCAAATACGGCGATATGGTTATGGGTTGGGATCTCGACAACCATTGCGGCATTGCCGTAAAATCCTACGGAGCTATTACCACGGGTAAGGACTCCGTGTGGTTCTACAACGTATTTAATAACGGTAAGATCCTCGAGATCTCCAAGAAGCACGGTATCTATTCCAATACCAAAGGACGCTGCTCAACCTCCGACAAGTGGGCGGCAGGAGAGGTCGGCATAGGAGCCGATGGAAACGACGTAATGCTCGCGTTCACGGATAAGGTCGAGGAGTCCGAATATTCCGCGACCTATACGATGGTTACGGAGAACAACACCTATTTCGCGAACGGTATCCTCTGCGCCAATAATCCTTCCTCAAAAATGCGGTATTATTCAATGGGACTTCACAACTACAATGAATATATCACAGAGGAAGACGTCGAATTTTTCAAGCTGACGGCGGTCGAGAACGATAACTCGGTCAAGCTCAAGGTCAGCACGAGAGCGTATCTTGAGGAGGCTGCGCCGTATTATACGGAGCTTCACCTCACGAAGCATTACATTGCGGACCTCAAAAGAACGCTTGCGGCGGGTGACTATAAGACCATCAAGCGCACCGAGGGTAAGCTTGACGATGAGACCTTCTCGGCTCATTGCGCGGAAACTCAGGGATACCGCGATAAGATCGCGGAACACGAGGTCGCGCGCGACGCTCTTATCGTGAAGATCAACGACATCAAAAAGAAGCACGGCGTAGTTACCTACGAGGAGCCTACCGCACGTTGGAAGAGACTCTACGACCTCGACATGGCGTATATACGCGCTAAAAGAGGCGAAGCTTAAGCCGTAAAACACACGGGGGTACGGTTTGTACCCCCGAAGGAGGAGAAATGACTAATGAAAAAAGTATTAATGGAATACAGACTGCTTGATAACGGAGTCGGCGTTATCCTCACGAGGCAGCCCAAGATAGCGGAGGGCGAACTGCTTGTCAGCTTTGCCGGGGCTCCCGCAGACTCAACGGCAATTTTTGAAACGGAGAGCGGTGATTGCTATTACCGTAAGCTCTCGGACGGGGCTTGCAGTCTGCCCGTTTCAAAGATTTTTGGAGAAGTCAAGGTAACGGTCGCGCTCCTCAACGGCAAAACGCCTACGCGCAGATGGCTCTGCGAGGAGATCAAAGCTGAAAATCAAAATTCCGGATGCGCTTTGATTGCTCCGAACGATATGAATCTTCCACAGACCGTAGTAGAATTACGGCTTGAAAATCAAGAGATCCGTCAGACCCAGGAGGAATTAAAAAAGCTATGCAAGGAGCTGAAGGATACTCTCGAAAAGATAATGGAAGGATACGATTTTACATAAAGGAGAAAAGAATATGAAAAAAAAGATATTGCTTGCTCTCGCTTGCGTGATCTCTGTGATTATGCTTTGCGCGATTTCCCCGCCCTGCTTCGCGGAGGAGGTGTCGGACACCTCCGAAAGCGTTTCAGATGCGACGGAGCATACTGTCTTTACACGCGTTTGGGAATACGTCGTGAACAACAAAACGGAGACGTTGACGCTTATAGGTGACTTCGTTATACTTATTGTGGCAATATATACGAAGCTGAGAAATGACAAAAGAACAAAGACCATTGAATCGGATCTGAAGATCGTAAGAGGAGACACATCGGGGACTGTGTCGGGTCAGACCTCTGTCGTAGATGCTGTTAACAATATGATCGACGGTTACAATGGGATGCGAGAATCCTACGAAAAATATGAGAACACGGAAACCGACAGAAACAGGCTTGTTGGCGCTGTTATGGTTCAAAACACGGCTCTGCTTGAGATCCTGACAACGGTATATGTCAATTCGAAGAATCTCCCACAGGGTGTGAAGGATCTCGTGAATCTTAAATACGCAAGATGTCAGAAGGCTCTCGGCAACGACGAGCTGCTCTGCGCTATTGTTGAATCTGTCAGGGAAAAGATCGGGACGAACATGGAACCGAAGGAAGAATCGGATACCTCGGAGGTGTAAGCTGTGAAAAACGCCACCAAGGGTAAAATAATCAAAGTATGCGCCGTATGTATAGACGTTGCCGCGCCCCTGGCGGCAACGCTTACGCAGTTTCCCGTATGGGTGAAGCAAAGCTCGGAAGCAACAGTATCCGGACTGTTTTTGATATTCGCCTTCCTTTCTGCTCTCCCCTTCATTAAGCAACTGAAAGCTTATTTAAAATCCCCATCGGTCTGGGTTGTCTGGGTAGCGCTTTTGGCTCTGCTGATCTGCCTCCGTAATATTATTAACGAGACGATCGTAGTGTGCTTTGTCGGCGCGGTTGCTAACGTTGTCGGATCCGGTATATACAACCTTGGAAAGATCGTTGAAAGTAAGCCCGACGCAGGAGGTCAGCAGTGATGGAACGAATAGGTCAAAGCACTTCACCTGCGGCAGATTTTGAGAAGAAGATCATTTTGCAGAACAGCGAGAAGAAAAAATTCGCTAAGAACTTTCTTAATAACGCGGGAATTTTTGTAGGAGTCCTGCTTATGTTCGCTGTGATAGTCGTCGTGACTACCGATATCAGGCTTACGTCGTTTGAGGAGATCGCGGCGCTCGGACTTGATTTCTTTCTGCTTTTATTCGTTTCCTATTCGATGTATGTCAACTGCTCCGACAGCGGTATGAGAGCCGGCTTGCAGAGCGAATCCTACACCGGCGGATATTCAGCGTTTGAAACTCTGAAAAAACACATTATAGATACTAAGATGCAGTCAAGGCTCGGTGAATTTTGCTGTCATTATATTACCGAGGAATTGCGGAACTCCCGCACGACGGTCCTTGCTATAGTTGGCTTTTCATACGAGGAATATATGGAAAAGTACGTGGGCAAGGACAAAGAAACGATCAAAAAGGATAATACGCTATCCAGGGCGCAGAAAAAAGCCGTAATAAAGGCTAACTCGATCGAGCCTATAAAGCTCACTCCCGAGATGATTATGAAGCGCGGCAGAAGCGGAAGCCGACGCGCTCCGCTCGGCACCACTCCCGAAACAAAAAAGGGGATCAATTTCGGAACGAAGTTTGTCTCATCGTTCGTTATATCCTTAGCAATGAGCATAATCGTGCTCGAGGCTGTTGCTAAACCGACATGGGTGCTTATAGCGACCTGCTGCCTGAAACTGATGGCAGTTGTAATTAACGGGTTTAACGGATACAAATTCGGCTATGAAAATATCGTGTTTGATACCGTTAATTATATGAGCGATCAAACAGATCTGATGCAGCAGGCTGTACATTATGTGGAAGAAAATCCGATCCCCGAGAGGGCGACACTGCAGAATGAATAATAAAAAACAAAGCGGTAGAATTTTTTACCGCTTTGTTTTCGCTTCTAAAAAATCTTTTTAACAAGACTCTTGCAAGACACAAGAAGCTCTAAAAGCCTTGTAAATAAAGGGGTTTGAGTTCTCCAAGAGATAATTACCCGTTTGGGATTAT